GGACTCAACAAGGGTTTCGGGGCTGTCGTCATGAGACAACAAGTATTTAGAGAGCAGCGAAACTAAACCACTCTACCTATAAAGGCTAACCCATTAGATAGTCACACTACCGACGAGGCCCTCAGCAAGCTGAGATATACCACGCGATGCTAGATTCCCTACAGCTCCTTCCAAACTGGAAAGGGCTTTCTGGGAGACTTCAGTCAGGGCGTTTTGGGCGGCAGTATTTGCTGACCGCAGAGCACTATCACGCAGCGTCTTTGCGCCCCCTGCGTGATTAGGGGCGACTCTAGCCTCACGGCTATTCATGTTAGCAGCTACTTGAGTAGCCAGATAGGAACAGTTCTCACGTTTTGCTGTTCCATACAAAAGACTATTACGAAAGGGTATCCCTTCATAATGTCTCGTCACTTTAACGAGAATGGTATCTTTCGAGTCAGGTCCACCACCTATAATAAAAGACAAAGATTCGAACTCGGTTTGACCGAATTCTTCATCTTTAATCTTACCAAACCTGGGAGTTTGGTTCGGGGTATGAACGACACGAAAACCATCTTTAACCCTGCCGGAATACTCTGACTTAGAAGTAAGATCACTTAGAGTTATGCCAGAAACGTCTAAAATGTCAGCACCAGTACTAACGAAAACAGTACCGCTTGCTTCATCTTCTGATAATTGACAGGTTCCTTCGGCAGATATGCTAACCAACCTAAGATAAGAGAAAGCCGCGTACACTTCGTCGTAATCGGGGTGATCGCTCTTAGTTTCGGAAGTTCCTAACTCACCCGAAGATGAGATAGTTATGTAACCATGGCTCTGATACAAACCAGGGTATTCAGTTTTAAGACAGTAACCGTCGCTGGTGGTCATCATGTATTCGTTGACAAGTTTCAGTGCTACAGTTCGAGCATTATTCTCATCAGGGATACGTACACCGTCACTATTGAATGGGTCTATGAAATGTTTAACATAATTATGGTGAAGATAACCGACTGGGAAACCGGTCCTCACACGACGAAAAGGGATCATTTTATTGTTATTATTTCGATTGATAACATATACATTTTTCTTTCTTTTTATTTTATTTGAATTTTTGTTTTGTTTTTGTATTTTATTCATTTTTGTTTGTTTATGTTTTTATAATAATCACGGAAATCACGAATCACTTAAAACACATAAAGCATTTAACCCAAAGGGTACAAGCCGCAAGCTTGTTTAGGGACCCTATATAAGGAGGTTTAACAGAATCTCTCATCCAACAAGTTGGCGAACATAGTATCATCTAGTTCCGCCAAGTTGTGGACGCAAGTTCTGCGTAAATAATCCTCCATAGCCAACTGTTCCTCTGGACTAACCCCAAAACAATAATGGTAAGCCCGTCTGATTTCGTCACTAGTGTTCATTTCTTCCACACTAATACGTTTAGCCAACTCAGACAATTTTCGACGTCTACCTCTAACGTCTTCAGACCAGTAAGTGGCATCGGAACCCAGGCCGAGATCTTCGGCCATTTTATACTCAGTGTCGTTATCAAAGCGAATATTCGCGCTCAACACTTCAGGTCTCGATAAAATAGCGGCTGCCATACTTTTGACCACAGGTACGTCACGGCACCATGCTAGCTCGCTAAGACATTTTGATTTCAATAAACCGTTACGATAGGCCTGATTAGGGCATCTCGTAACAGTGTGGCCTAGCCGCATAAGAACTCTGCCCGGGGCCCGCATGCTCTTGAAAACAATACGGTCGCCATGTAGAACTGGCAGTAACCAACGGCTGCAGAATTGCGGCGCCGTTCCAGGCTCGCTTAAATAGTTACGTTGAACATCTAGGTTATGGCCTATCTCTGTGGAGACGGCAACCATTTGTAGCCTTAAAGCGTCGATGTCTGCGTTTGGCCCGACGACCAAACCATCATCGCCTGTGAAACGGGCGAAAAACCGGTCACGAGTAAGATTAGATCTAGATAATGCAGTTAAATAAACGGACATGTTGAGTATTGTATTGCCCAGAGTAGTGTCCATGTCACCGGAAGCCACGCTTCCAAGGATATGGAAAGTCCATTTGCCTGCATAATCCGATAGTAAGCTTCCTTTTGACCCAGCAACTTTACAGGTGGTGAATTTTCGAGTTTGAAGGAGTTGAAGAAACTCGTACCATCTTTCGTTGCCATCAAGGGATTCAGCTATTAGACTTTGAAATACGTTACCTAGCAGTTCATAACATCTAACAACTGTGTTCTTCGTGAGTTGAGTGGTATGGCCGTCAAAACGACTGTAGTCCATCGTTAAACAACTTAGTCCTATAAGATCGTTGTTGACAACAACCTTGTGGTTTGATAGGTCTTCAGCTATTGCTTCTGGTTTATAATACGGTCCATACTCAGCGAATAAACTTGATGTCAGTTTTCCTAGCGTGGCGGTAATGCCCACGCATCCCAGTTTAAAAGCTACATTCCTATTACTAATAGCCCTGGGATCTTTTACCTTAGCGGGGTAATCAGCCCCTGGTAAGACAATACCACAAAGTTCCAATTTTGGTATTATTTCCACATCACTTGTTATGGATCTTATTTGCAGGTCCACAACTTCTTTCTCCTGATAGAATTTGGTTTTCATATTACCGTGATAAGTGGAAATCCATTCCTCGAAAGTCTGCAGAGAGGAATGCTTTAGGTCCTGGCGACCTTCGTCGTGGAAAGCGACGTTGACGTTAGCTTCGAAAGCTGAGAAAATATCTTCTTGCGTTTCATACCTCTGTTGAGAATAATCCAACCCTTTTGTACCAAGCTGCCGTCCGATGAACGCTCTAGCGGCGTGTTTCGGACAAGGGCAGAAAGCGGTTGGTCGCTGGGCGAAAGAGGGGCCTATTTGGTAAGTGTATCCCCTATGGTATTCTGCACAAGGTAAAAGATCGAAACAACTAGATTTTGACATGTCAACTACTGCTACATTCACACTACCGGAATGAGCTTCATACTGTCTGACCAGCTCCCTGGAGCATTCAGACCTAGAGGTGCACATGATAAGATTGTCCGGCATTTTAAGATCAGTAAGTCCGTAACAAGTACGGGGAAAGTGTTTGTGTAACACAGCCTGATCGACCTCACATAATGGTTTGCTGGGCGCAAACCAGTTATCCCTTCTAAATTTCTCCCATAACATTCCAATTTTAACTGGGTCAAAACGATGCTTGCATTGCCATCGTAACGACCATTCTGCGTCAATAA